CCGGCGTTACTGGCAATACCGTTTTGGAGGGCAATGAGGAGCTGCTGAACCTCCGCAGCATGAACCTCGTCGTTTCCCCGTTCCGCCACGCGGTCGCCGTGTCCGACTGGGACGAGCAGAAATCGGTGGTCGACCTGCGCGAAGCAGCCCGCGAGGGACTGATGACGTGGGAACTCGAAAAGTTCCGCGCCGACATCATCACGTCGCTCGGCGCGATCACCGCCGACGGCAACGTCCAGGTCTCCTACGCCGCGGCCACCGCCGGACAGCGCAATACCTGGATGGTCAACAACGCCGACCGCGTGCTGTTCGGCCACCAGAAGGCCAACGCGGTATCCGGCGTCATGGCCACCGCGCTGCTCACCATCGCCTCGCCCGGCGATCGTATGAGTGCCGCGATCCTTACGCTGGCCAAGCGCATGGCGCGCACGGCGAACCCGAGGATCAGGCCGATCACGGTGAACGACGACGAGGAGTGGTTCGTCGTGTTCGTGCCGTCGCTGGTGTTCCGCGATCTGCTGCTCGACACCACGATTACCAACGCTCTGCAATATGGCTGGAACCGCGGCAGCGACAACCCGCTGTTCACCGGCGGCGACATCCTGTTCGACGGCCTGATCATCCGCGAGGTGCCGGAACTCGGTGTCATCTCCGGGGCCGGCGCCGGCGGCATCGACGTCGCCGCATCGTTCATGTGCGGCGCGCAGGCGCTGGGCTGTGCGTGGGCGCAGCGGATGAAGTCAACGACGAACGTGCGCGATTACGGATATTTTCACGGCGTTGGCATCCAGGAAATCCGCGGCATTGGCAAATTACGCTTCGGAACAGACCCCACCGTCGATCAGACTAAGCCGGTCGATAATGGGATTATGACGATCTACACGTCGGCGGTTGCCGACGCATAAGGAGCAACATCATGGCAAGCGAACACCCCAGCAGCGGCACGGGTTCGGGCCGTCGCGACGATGCGCACGCGGAACAGCGGGCCGCACCACCGCCGAAGGTCGACAAGGCGGCAGCCGACAAGGCCGCGGCGGAACAGCGCGAGGTCCGCGCCGCCGGCTCGATCGGCGCGCAGGTGATCCTCGACTTCAACGGTGACGGCAGCCTCGGTGCCCGCGGCGGCATCGGGGCAACGCTGGAGGAGAACACCGCCGCCCGCGACGCGCACTACATCGCCCTCGGGCTGCTGCCGCACGCACCGTCCGGGCCACCGCCGTCGCTGGAGGCGCGCAAGGCGATGACTGCGGCAGCGGACGCCGCGGCGAAGGCCGACGCCCAGGTGGCCGCCGCGCACGCAACGCCGGGATCCGGTGCCGCCTCGCGCGTGTCGTCTCTCGCCGCCGGGCTGATCACCGAGCCGGCCGACGTGCCGATCGCGCCGCCGCCGGCGGCGTGACATGCCGGGGCCGGTCAACCAGCTGATGCCGCCGGGCTATCTCGGCCCGTCCGGCACCTCGCCGATCGATCCGTCCTACAACTTCGGCGCGGTCACTCAGCTGCCGACGCAGGCCCCGGCAAACACCTACACCGGCGCGATCCCATTGCAGTCGAACCAGTCGCCAACCTACGGCCCGACCGCGCTGCAGATGCCGCATGACTACTACAACGCGATCGGGCTGCTGAAATCGAACGGGCAATACACGCCGCAGATGGATCAGTGGCTGCAGGCGATGTATCTGCAACGGGCGGGCAGGACATGACGGTCAGCGTCGCAACCATCGGTGAGCAGGCATTGCGTCGCCTTGGCGTCGCCGTGGTGTCCGTCGCTGACCGTCCGCCGGCCGGCGCCATCGTCGCGGCGGCCACGATGGCCACCAACGCGCTGGTCGAACTCGGCGTCATCGCCTCGGACGAAACGCCGTCGGCCACCGACCAGTCGCTCGTCCTCGCCAAACTCGCCGCCGTCCATGACAGCCTGAGCGCGAACGCCAACGTGCGCTGGACCGTCAACGCCGTGCCGCTGGCGGTCAGCGAGGAATACACCCGCCTGACCGCGCTGCAGGCCGCGTCCGCGTTCGGCAAGCAGGTCGATCCCGCCATGCTCGCCATGCTCGAAGGCCGCGTGCGCAAGGTCGCGATGATCATGCAGGCGCCGGATGACGCCACCGCAGCGGTGATGTCGGTGCATCAGGATCTCACCGCGCGGGGCCTCGCACGCTGGTCGGTGTTCGACATCCCAGACGCGGTGACGGACCCCTATACCGTGATGGCCGCCGATGCGCTGGCGCCGCTGTTCGGCATGGATACCGACGCCAAGGATACCCAGGACGCGATCATCGCGATCTATCGGTATATCGCGCTGCCGACGTCGGGCGAGCGCACGGTCGCCGAGTATTTCTGAATGAGCGACACGACGCTCGATGATGGCCTGGACTTCGCCGGTTATCCCCCCGGCTACGTTCCTCTGCCGCCGCCGGTGGTGGGGCCTACACCGCCGCCATCAGGGCCGACGGAGGACGACGGGCTGGACTTCGGCGGCTATCCGCAGCCGCCCACGGTGCCGCCCGATCCGACCGATGAGGATTGGCGCGGCCCGCAGGGGGATCCAGGACCGCCAGGGGCGACGGGACCGCAAGGCCCGCAAGGACCGCCAGGCGCCGCTTCCACGGTGCCGGGACCGCCAGGCGCCACAGGGCCCGCCGGACCAACCGGGCCAACCGGGCCGAAGGGCGACACCGGCGCCGCCAGCACCGTGCCGGGGCCGCAAGGACCAGCGGGAGCGCAGGGACCCAAGGGCGATCCGGGCGCGGCAGGTGCTACCGGCGCCACCGGCCCGCAGGGTGCCACGGGAACGCCAGGCGCGCAGGGCGATCCAGGCGTTGACGGCGCGACGATCCTGGCTGGGCATGGCCCGCCTGACGATACGCTAGGCGAGGTCGGCGACTTATACCTCGACGAGGCTGCCGAACGGCTCTACGGCCCCAAAGTGGCGGCGGCTGAATTTGACGCGCCGATTACCGGCGTTGGCAACACGACCGCGGATCAGTCCTATCCCGCCTTCCTGTCGATGGGCGCGCGGTTCCGTTTCGAGGTGTCTGGGCGCATTACCGGCGTTGGCTACTGGTCAACCGGGCCAGGGTCCGGCACCCAGGTCTATGTCTGGCGCGTTTCGACGCAGGCTTTGCTTGCGCAGGTCGCGATCCCGGCGACAGGCCAGGTGGTGGGCTGGAATATAATTCCGCTGCCTTCGCCTATCGCCGTGACCGCCGGGCAAGAGTTCTTCGCCACCTTCGATACCAACCCCTATCCGTACAATTCGGCGCCGCCAGTCTCGCAATATCCCGGCATTATGAGCTGGATCGGCCTTGGCTTCGCTAACACGGCCGGCACCTACCCCACGACCGAAGCCACCAGCGCCAACTACATGGGCGACTTCGAGTTCGAGGCAACACAGTCGACCACCTGGCCGGTGCAGATTGACTCGATGATCGGCCCCACTGGGCCAATCGGGCAGCAAGGCACCACAGGCCCGGCTGGTCCGAGCGCCGTCAGCGCCGACGCTTCCAACGCCGCGACGCTCGGCAGCGACAACCTGATCTTCGTCCCGATAACCAGCGGCACCGGCGGCGGTGGAGGCGGAGAGGTATCGGTCGGCACCGGCGATCCCGGCATGACGTTTGAACTTTGGTATGACACCGATGCGACGCCGCCCGTGCCGGCGCTCTGGCAGCAGATGACCCAGGCCGGCTACGACGCGCTGCCGACCAAGGATCCCAACACGCTCTACGTGGTCGTCGGGTAATGTTGCTGAACAACGCTGACAATGTATTTCTGGGCGCCGCTGCCGCCGATGCGGTCTATTGCGGCAGCGCGCTCGTCTGGCAGCGGGCCGCCGAAACCTTCTCGTTCTGGCTGGACAGCGAGGCGCCTGATACCGGCGGCAATGCCGGGGGTCGTGGCCCGGCAATCAATGTCGGGCTGGAATTCTACGTGACGGTTGACTGCTATGCCGTCGGTCTGCGGTTCTACCGCTGGTCCTCCAGCACACTGCCGCACACCGGATCGCTGTTCAACACACCAGCCGGAACCGGCTCCCTGATCCAAGCGGTTAGTTTTGTCGGGGAAACCGCCAGCGGGTGGCAGACGCAGATGTTTCCGACACCGATCCCGCTGACCGCCGGCACTCACTACGTCGCCAGCATATACGCCCCCGATACGGTTTATTGTTACGACTTCAGCACCACGTCCAGGTATTTCCCGGCAACCCGCGGCGAAATCGCTGGCGTGATGCAGTATTATGATTTCAATGGGGTTGCCGATAATCCAGGCAACGCCGACGGCAGCCAATATTATACCGACGTCATTCTGCAGACCGGCGTGGTGGCGCCCCCGTCGTTCAGCCCGGCTGACCTGCCGGGACTGACCGTGTGGCTCGATGCGTCGCAACTGAGCGGCACCGCCGATGGTGCTCCGATCGCCGTGTGGCCTGATCTGTCCGGCACCGGCAACGACGGCAATGTCGTCGGCAGCCCCGGCCCGGCCTACCGCCATAACAGCTTGAACGGACTGCCGGTGGTGCGCTTCACCGTGGGCGAAGGCCGCATCCGCGGCGATCACGCCGGCACCCTGGATTATACCGTCAGCTACGTGGTGCGGTGCTGGGCGCTGGATGGCGACGGCCGCGGCGGTCGGGCTTTCAGCACGCCGTATCCCGGCACCAACGCGACCAACTTCCTGATCGGCTACCACCTCCAGGTGCAGGACGCGATGTATGATCCCGGCACCGGCTGGATCAACTCCGGCGTCGATTACGGCGCGATGCCGGGACCGTGGAAGCTCTACACCGGCAGCGGCGACGGCACGTCGTATTTCTACATCAACCAGGTGCTGTCGGGGTCGGGTGCCAGCGTCGGCCTCGGTGACGGCTATTGCCTGTCCGGCGTCGATCCGACGAGCACGGGTGAGACGATGAGCTGCGAGGTTGCGGAATTTACGATCTATGACCGTCGCCTGACCGATGACGAACGAGGACAGCTAGAGACATACCTGCAAGCGAAGTGGGGCCTGTGATGGGCGTCCTGCGCGCCAATGTCAGCGGATCGTGGGTCGATATTCCAACGATCGGCCCCGCCGGCCCGCAGGGGCCAGCCGGTGCGCCAGGTGCGGTGCCCGAGGCGCCGACCGACGGGCAGAGCTACAGCCGCCGCGGCTCCGATGCCTCCTGGCAGGTCGCGGCCAGCGGCGGAGGCGGCATCTCGGACGCGCCGAACGACGGCACCACGTACGCCCGCAAGAGCCTCGCGTGGGCGCATCTCACCCACAGCGACATCACCGACTGGGCAACGACGCTGGCGGGCTATCTGCCGCTCACCGGCGGGACGCTGACGGGGCCACTCGCTGGCACCGCAGCGACGTTCTCCGGTCTCTCAACACTATCCGGTGGTGCCAGCGTCAGCGGATCAGCGACCTTCGGCGTAGGTTCGGGCGGTGCTGGAACTGGTCTGACCGTCAACAACGCGCTGCTGGCGCGCCAGTTGAATACGTCAGGGAATACGTTCGCCATCGCGTCCACGGCGATCACACCGCTGCTGTTTACCCAAAGCATCTTCAGCGGAACCGTCGGCGCCGGCGCGCAGAACGACATAAACCGCATGGCGATCACAACGGATACCGTCGATGCCTCGGCCGGTGCCGACAACACTCTGAAGGCCCTCAATATCGTTTGGAACCTGGGTGCCGCAGCCAAGGGGGGAAGAAACGGCCTCAACGTCAACATCAGCGCCGTCGCTGATTTACTCAACAACATGGAGATCGTCGCAGTTCGCGGTAACCTCGTCGCATCACACAATATGGGCGGCGCTAACTTGCAGCCGTTTGCGTCGGTCGTTCAACTCAAATCCGGCTCAAGCAACGTCAGCAACACGCTATCCGAAATAGATTACTCGGTCGAGGCAGGCGCTGCCGCCCCCGGCGTCAAAGGCGGCCTGCTGATTGCGTTGTCGCGCAACGACGCTGTTGCCGGTCCGATCGACGCCGGGCTGTTTTTTTCCAACAGCAACAATGCCGGCGTCTCGCCTGGTATGGGTATGATGATAGCGGCCGGGACTACCAATCAAGGATGGCCGGTTAATCCCACGACCGGGACCGTGCTTGGAGTGTTGCCACAGCTAGTCAACCAAGCAGGCGGACGCAATGCACCGTTCATTCCGACCAGTGCGTTCGCAGGGGCAGACTTTTCCCCAGTCAATTTCTCGCGTGCCAACGGCTATTCCTTTCGTGGGCCAGGATTTTCGGCGGACGGCACAGGACAGGTCCGCATGTCAAATGCGCTGTTCGGCACGACCGCGGCAGGCGTGCAGATCGACGTGTCGAGCCAGCGTGTTAGTGCTGCGGCGGTCGCAGCAGGCGGCGGTGGCGGTGGTGGCGGCACAAATGACTACTATGTGGGTGATATTCTACTCACTGCTGACGGCACACAGGTTCGGGTGGCCACAGTTGCAGCGGGTGCGGTCACCGGCGTTACGTTACTGGTCCCTGGTGTGGCGTCCTCTCCGCCAGCTAATCCGGTGGCAACCACGTCCGGGTCGGGCATCAATGCGACGCTGACGCTGACATGGAGCACGCTCAATCAGTTGTCGCTGAACCCGAGCGGCGGCCCGGTCACCGCGCCCACGCCCGCACCCGGCACCAACACCACCGCAGTCGCCACCACCGCGTTCGTCGCTGCCGCCGTCCCCGCGGCGCTGGTCGCCGGCAGCCCCGGCAGCTTCTCGACCATCGCGGCTACCGGCGCCATCACCCCGGCACAGCCCGCCGGCATCGTCGGCACCACCGCAACCGGCCCCGCCGCCGCCGGCAGCGTCGGCGAATTTCTGATCTCCGGAGCAGGAGCCGGTGTCGCGCTGACCACCGGAACCGGCGTCAACATCAACAGCCTCGTTCTGACCGCCGGCGACTGGGATGTCTGGGCAGGCGCCTCATTCGCACCGGCCGCCACCACCACAGTCGCGGCGCTCCTCGGCTCCATCAGCCTCACCTCCGGGTCCGTGACGACGGCGATCAACGGAACGAGTTTTCAATTCATCCTGCCATTCACCACCGGCGTGGCGCAGATCCTTCCCGTCGGCGCTGGGCGCGTCTCGGTCGCCGCATCGACCACGATCTATCTGAACGTCCAGGCGAATTTCGGCGTCTCGACCATGACCGCAACAGGGCCTCTGATGGCACGTCGCAGGCGCTGAAGGAGCACCGGCATGCAACGGAACATCGCGGGCGCGGCGGGTGCGTTGATTGGTGCGGTACTTCTCGCCCAAGCGACGCCGCCAGCACCCGACGATCCCTACTATTCCGTCTGGTCGCGCACGCTCGCCATCCAGCGCGCCGAGCAGGACATCGCGAAGCAGCGCACGCCACCTGTGCCGCCCGCCTGCCAGGACCCGCCATGCAACAGACCCTGATGCTGCCCTATCTGCGCTCCTCGCCGGTGCATATCCCGCGCCGCGACCTCGTGCTGTCCGCCTCCGACAGCCTGACGCTGCGCGTCACCGTGGTCGAAAGCGACAATCCGTCCGCGCAACTCGTGCTCATCAGCGGCGGCGTCGGCGGCCCGGCCGCGCGCCTGGTGATCTGGTCCGATTACGCCGGCGGCGGCCAGGGGCGTTACTACGGCTGGTCAGCGCCATCCTACGGCTTCGCCCGCGCCGGCTGGGACTACGGCTGGTCGCCGCCCGCCATCGGCAGCGTGCTGTGGTGTGGCATGGGCGACCCGCAAGTGGGCCTCGGCAGCTTCGATTTCTTTATCCCGTTCATGACCTTCTCGACGTTCCCGGAACGCTGCGGCTTCGCGGTGCAACTGTCCTGGGACAGTGGCCGAAAATCCGACCTGCTGGCCAAGGGCACGATGCAGGTCAGCGGCCCCAATCAGGAAATGCAGGCGCTCACCGCGCTGCTGACCGACAGCCTCCAGCCGATCACCACGGACGACGATACGCCGTTCTTCGCCTGACCGCCCCAACGGAGATCCCCGCCAATGTCCACGACGTTGCCGCCGCCAGGCATGACCATTGGCCAGTGGCAGCAGTTCTGGCTCGACGCGATCCGCGTTGCCGACCTGCCCGACCTCGGCGCGGTCAGCGATACCGCGTCGTTCGTGGGCGAGCTGGCCGGCACCGGGCGCTTCGGCGCCACCGCGCTGCGCAGCTATGTCGCGGCATACCTCGCCCCGGTCGCCAACATCGCCGCACTGCGCAACTCGTCCGGCCTGCCGTCGCCCGTGCAGCTGCTCGGCTACTACGCGACCGCCGACGGCGGCGAGGGCCGGTTCGCGGCCATGCCGGGCGATACCACCAGCGCCGACAACAGCGGCACCATCATCGTCGATCACGTCGGCATGCGCTGGAAACGCCTCACCGGCAGCGAACGGCTCTCGGTTAAATGGTTCGGCGCCACCGGCAACGGCACCACCAACGACACCGTGGCGATCCAGGGCGCCATCGCCACCGGCCAGCCGATCTACATCCCGCCGGGGCAATACCTGGTGCTCGACGCGATCAACTGCACCACCAACGCCCAGGTGATCACCGGCGCCGGGCGCTGGGCCACCACCATCATGGTCAGCAACACGTTCAATATGTCGGCCTCCGGCGTGTTCGTGCTGCATGCCGGCGAGCCGGGCGCCTATCTGCGCGACTTCGCCATCCAGTTCTTCCAGCCCGACACCGCCGCGCGCGGCTCGCTGATCGGCTATCCGGCGGCGATCTACGCCTCGGCCGAGCCGCGCTTCATGCTGGAGCGGCTGCGCATCACCAACGCCATGGTCGGCGTCAACATGCTCGGCAACAGCGGCGGCGCCACCATCAACGACCTGCAATGCTCGTGCTACACCACCGGCATCTGGATCGACGGCTGCACCGATACGGTGCGGGTGCGCGATGCGCATTTCGCCGGCTTCGCGATGACGGCAAATCAGCTTTCCATCGCGCAGAGCGCCGGCACCATCTGCATCTCGTCCGGCCGCTGCGACGACCTGAAGCTGGACGGATGCCTGTTCCTGTTCAATGTCGATCTGTATTTGTGGGCCGGCACCACCGGCTACACGTTCGGCTCCGCGGTCAACTGCAGCTTCGATGGCTTCAATGGCGTGCAGTCGCTCGGCGGTGGAAAATTCTCGTTCTCCGGCTGCTATTTCACCCTGAGCGCCAGCACCTCCGCCTGGATCGATAACCGCTCCGGGTATGTCTATTGCGCGGATTGCTGGTTCGGCGGCGCGGTCGCGTCGACTACCGGATACGCGCGCTGCACCGTCGCCACCGGCGCGTTCGCGGTGCTGGAAATGGTCAACTGCTCGTTCCATACCGACAGCGCGGATACCTCCAGCATCATCGGCTCGGCTGGCGGCACCGGCTCGGCCACCGTGGTCCTTAGCAACTGCCAGTTCATCCGCACCGGCAACATTGCCTTCGTCCAGCCTACCGTGAGCATCGGTACCGGCACCGGATCGTATCTGACCATGATGGGCTGCCGCACCTCGGCGAAGGGCACCGGCACCGGGTTGTTCATCAACATCGGCGCCGATAACTGGCACCGCGTCATCGGCAACGCCTCGACCGGATGGAGCAACAATTTCCCCACGGCCACCAACGCCGTCTACCAGTACAACTGAGGGCGCCTGATGTCCGCCTCGACCACCGCGCCGCCAGCCGGGATGCAGCGCATCCCGATCCCACTGGAGAGCTACGAACACCCGTCGCTGCCGCTGTCGGCCAAGAAGCTCGTCAACCTCATGGCCGAGCAGGAGCCGCAGGACGCGCGCACCGCCGCGGCGCTGATCTCGACGCCGGGGCTACAGTCGTTCCTCACCGTCGGCACCGGGCCGATCCGCGCGATGGACTTCTCGCTGCCGGGCCGGCTTTACGTCGCATCCGGCGATCACTTCTACCGCTGCACCTTCGCGCCGACGCCGAACGCCGGCGTCGAGGACATGGGCTTCATCGGGCCGCCGCAGAACGCGGTGAACATGGTCACCATCGCGGTCGGCTCGACCGCGGCGGTGGTGTGCAGTCCGCCGAATGTCTTCTACTGCGGGCACAATCCGTCCGGCACGCCCGGCACCGATCCGCTAACCCAGATCAACGACACGTTCACCGGCGCGTCCAGCGTCGCCGTGATGGATAATTACTGGGCATTCTCCGACTACGCCGACCCGGCGCGGTGGTTTCTCTCCGGGCTGTTCGATCCCGGCAGCCTCGATCCGCTCGCCTTCGCCTATTCCGACGCGATGCCCAACGTGCTGCAGCGCATCCTGGGCTTTCGCGGGCAGTTCTGGCTGATGGGTCTCGCCGGGCACGAGGTCTGGTACGACAGCGGCAACGCGGACTTCCCGTTCCGTCGCCAGCCTGGCGCGGTGATCTCGCGGGGCGCCTACACACCACGCTCGGAAGTCATCATCGACAGCTCCGTGTGGTGGCTCGGCGTCGACGGCATCATCTACCGATCGAGCGGGAATAGCGGCTACCAGCCGCTGCGCGTCAGCACCCACGCCGTCGAGGCTGTGATCGATGATTGCGACGTGGCGTTCGGCTACGTCTGGGGCGGCCACACTTTCTACTGCATCACCGCCGGCAACCGCACTTTCGAGTACGATTGCGCGACGAAAGTGTGGCACGAGCGGTCCAGTTCGGCGGATGGCACGGCACGCTGGAAGATCAACGCATCCTGCCCGTTCGGCTCGTCGTATCTGCTCGGCGACAGCCTCTCGGGGCAGTTGTTCCTGCCGATCCGCAACGAGCAGAGCGACGGCGACGGGTATGGGGTGATGCGCCAGGTCGTGCTGCCGCCGCTCTGGGGTGGCACGCGGCGGGCATTCTGCTCGCGCCTCGAGGTGGAACTGGACGCCGGCAGCGGGCCGCTGCTGCTGGAATGGTCCGACGATGGCGGCATCACCTGGACGGCGGGGCGCACGCTGAACAGCGCCGGCGATCTGGGCGCCATCACGCGGCGGGTGTTCACCACCCGGCTTGGCAGCTTCCGCCAGCGCGTGTTCCGGGTCACCGCGCGGAGCTGCGTCAGCCTGTATGCGATGGACGCCGACATCGTGGGCGGCGCCTCCTGATGGCGCTGACACCGGGCGCGCGGGTCGATCCGCCGTTGCAGTCGCAGGTGGCGTCGGGCGATACCGGCGCGCCCTCGCAGGTCTGGGCCGAGTATCACGTCTCGGTCGAGGACCGGCTGAACGCGATCGGCACCGGCGTCGTGGACGGCTCAGACGCCGCGGCCGGCAAGGTCGGCGAATATATGGAGGCGTCCGGCAGCATCGGGCTGACGACCACCGTTGTGGCCAACGTGGCGACGCTCAACCTCACGCCGGGCGACTGGGACGTGTGGGGTGGTGTCACGTTTTCCGCCGGCGCCGGGACGCATACCAGCTTCGGTGTCGGGCTGGATGGGATCGTCGTCTACAACCAGAGCACATTCCCCGCCGGGGCGATCACCCAGGGCATCAACACGTCGATCAAACGCTACAACGTCACGGTGGCGACGGTGGTGCAACTTGAGGCGGTGTCTACGTTCTCCGGCGGCACGATGACGGTGCAGGGCGTGGTCCGGGCGCGGCGGGTGCGTTGAGCCGGTTCGTGCAGATCGCGTCCGGCGTCGAGACGCTGCCGCTGCGGCTGGAACTCGCGCGCAACGAACAGCTTTGGGATCAGGACGCTACGCGGCGGACCTATCCCGGCACGCCACATGCGGCGATGACCGACATCACCGTCCGCTACATGGCGCCGGAAGATGCGGCGATCATCGACAACCGCAAGCGCGAGCATCGCAACGTGTTTCATCCGGCCTGGCACGCGCTGCCGGCGCTGCGGCCGGTGGTGTTCGGCATGATGACGCGGGTGCAGGCGGTGGAACTGGGATCGATCCTGATCACGCGCCTGCCGCCCGGCGGCGTGATCCTGCCGCACAGCGATGCCGGATGCTGGGCGCCGGAATACTATAATTGCAAGACGCACTGGACGGTGCAGGGCTCGGCTGTGGTGACGTGCGAGGATGAAATCTGCGGCATGGCCGAGGGCAAAATATGGACCTTCGATAACCTGCTGCGGCACAGCGTCGAGAACGCCGGGCCCGAGGATCGTATCTGCGTCATCGTTTCTATGAGGTGCGAGTGATGAAACGCGCCGAGCATCAGCCGACCACGGCGCTTGCCTTGTATGGCGGCATTTACTGTAAGACCTACACGGTAGCGGACGCGGGCACGTTATTACCGCAGCACAGCCACGAATGGGATCACCTGACCCTTATCGTTCATGGCGCGGTGCGGGTCTGGCGCGGCGAGCGGATGGATGGCGACTACGAGGCGCCGCAGATGATCAAGATACCGGCGCGGCAATTCCACAAATTCCTGACGCTGTGCGACGGCGTTGTGCTGGCCTGCATCCATGCGGTCGGCGCGGACGGCGAGCCGGCGATCCACGCGGACCACGTTGTCGAGATGGAGGACTGAGACATGCCTTTCGCAACAGCGGTGGGCGCGGCGGTCGCTGGCGGCGTCGCGTCGGGGGCGGTCGGCGCGATCGGCAGTGCCATTGCGGGTAACAAGGCAGGCGCTGGCGGTGCGCAGGCGCAGCAACTGCTGTCCCAGCAACGCAACGACCTGCTGCCGTATACGCAAGCCGGGTATCCGACGCTGCAGGCGCAGGGCGATCTGCTCGGGATGAACGGCCAGGACGCGGCCAATGCCGCGATGGCGAACTTCCAGACCTCGCCCGGCTATCAGTGGCAGTTGGGCCAGGGGCTGCGCGCGATCGATGCCGGGGCCGCCTCGACCGGCATTGCGCGCTCGGGGGCTACGATCAAGGCCGAGGAGGCCTATGGCAGCGGGTTGGCGAATCAGCAGTTCCAGCAATACTACAACAACCTCATGGGCATTTCGACGCTGGGCGAGAACGCAGCGGCGGGCGGCGCCTCGACGGCCAATACCGCAGGACTGCTCGCGCAGAACGCCGGCAACACGCAGGCCAGCATCTACGGAAACGCGGCGCAGGGGTTGGGAAACACGGCGAACAACCTGCTCAACAATCCCAGTGTGCAGAGTTGGCTGACCGGCAGCGGCAATCCTACTGCCGGCCTCAGCAATGCCAACCCGACGGTGAATTACGGCGGCACGATATACGGCACTGGCGGCCAGAGTTTCCCGTCCTTTAACCCGTTGGGATGATCCATGTCCGGTTATGCCAACATTTCGGCGTTTCCCACCGAGAACGAACTGCTCGCGCCGCAGTATCTTGCGATCAGCCAGCAGCAGCAGGCGAACGCCAACCAGCTTGCTCCCATTACTCTCCAGCGGCAGCAGGAGGCGTTGAGCTACGAGCAGCAGGCGGACCCAATCCGGATCGCGCAGGCGCGGCAAGACATCGGCTGGGACGCCAACCCGGCGGTTGATCGGCTGCTGTCGCGATACCCCACGCCTGGGACGGCGGGGCCGGTCACCCCGTTCGAGCAGAAGCTGGGCGGCAGCGAGGCGCCGAACGCCGGCACAGTCAACAAGGGCGGCTACTCGGGGCAGTTCCAGTTCGGCGCCGAGCGGCTGGCCGATCTCGGGGTCTACCAGCCGTCGCCCGGCGAGGATCTGTCAAAAAACCAGTGGACCGGCACGTTCAATATCCCGCCCTACAACGTCAAGACGCAGGCCGATTTCCTGGCCTCACCGGCGGCCCAGCACGCCGTGTTTGGCCTCCATGTCGCCAACATCGACCAGGCTATCGCCAACACGCCGGGCGCCGACAAATACGACGCCAACGGGCTGCGCGCGGTGGCGCATCTCGGCGGCGTCAACGGCATGCAGAAGTTCGTCGCCACCGGCGGGACATATGACCCGGCTGACGCCAACGGCACGCATCTTTCGGACTATTACAAGAAATTCGCGGACGGCGGGGTGCCGGCGCTGCAGGCCTCGTTCGGCTCGCCGCATGGACCGGCAGGACCACCTCCAGCCGCAGCGCCCGGTGCCACACCGCCCGAACTCGGCACGCCGGGCGGTGGCCAGCCGACGGCGGGGATGAGCGATGCCGACTGGCTCGCCGCGGCGTCGCAGTCCTATCCGTCGCTGGCCGGCCCCAACGACACCTCGCAGCAGCCGAATGCCGGGGCTGGGACGGGCTCAGGCGTGGCTGCGCGCACGGGCGGGGTCGATGTGGCCTCCAACGCGCCGATGGCGCCAGCGAGCGCCCCAGCGGCTCCTGCGGCCACACCAGCCGGCGGTCAGGTCACCGCGATCCGCACGCCCGACGGCAGCGTCGTCACCGCGGCGCCCACGGCACCCAACGGCCTTGCGCCCGGTGCGCCAGGGGCTCCCGCGCCGCCGCCGGCCGCCAGGCCGGCCACCGGGATGAACTCGCCGCAGGTCATCCAGGCGCAGCAGGAACTCGCCCAGGCCGAGCAGATCGCGGAGGCCGCCGCGCTGCAGCCGGGCAACAAGGCGTTGCAGGCGGTGGCCGCGGCCAAGGTCGCCGCGCTGCGCCAGCACGCCCAGCTGCTGATGCAGACTGACAGCGTCTCGGTCGATCCCAACAGCGGCATCCAGACGCACACCCTGACCGGCGCGCAGGAGGGCGCCGCGAAGGGCCGCTCGACCTGGGAATTGCGTCCGAACGCCGGCGGCCCCGGCATCGCCGGCTATGTCGATACCACCGGCAACGAGAAGCCCGAGATCGTGCCGGCGCAGCGCGCGGACGCCGAGGCGCAGCAGCTGGTGATGACGCTCGGCCCGAAGGTCGCGGCAGGCCCATGGTCGCCGAGCAACCCCAGCGGGGCCACGCCGCAGGAGATGGCGAGCTACGGTGTCGCGCTGGAAACCTACCGGCATCCGGTGATCGTAACCGATCCGATCACCAAGCAGCCGACGCGGGTATACGAGCGCAACGCGCCGAACTTTGGCGGTTCAACAGGCGGTGGCACGACATCCGGCGGACAACCCAGCGACGCCGCCCAGCCGCTCACGCAAGGCGTTTCCCCGCAGCAGCAGGACATCGAGCGCAACCCGGCCCAGGCCAAGGTCGCGGACACACGCTACGACCGCGACGCGAAG